CTTTACCAGTAAGTAACTTGTTCTCTATATCACCAAACATAAAATTAGGGTTATTTACTATTGGTGATAACTTTGTTCCTTGGTCTATTAAAAAATCTTCTGCATCTTGCATTACATCAGGTATTGGACCTAACAAATAATCTTTAACTCCTAACAAAGAATTAAGTTTTCTTCTACGAAGTAATGGTGCATTACTTTCACTCATTGTCTTTGTGTACATAGTTGAATCTGGGTCAGGGTCTGATGTTCCTACCAGTCCAAAAGCATACGCTAATCTACCTGGTAGCACTCTTATTTTATCTATGTTATATCCTCCATACTCTCTCACTCCAACTGATTCTGGTAAAAAGTCTGGACCATCTACTACTTTGTTTTCATCTACAACATCATGTATTTCCATCAATGATTTAATTATTGCTAAATCTTTTGTTGCATAATGATTTGGTAAATTACCTTGATGACGAACAATACTACCCATTAATTCATTACTATCATTAGGAAGGTTGTCTATCCAATGATGTATTTTTAATTCTCCTGTGTTTGGGTCGTAACTGTAAGCTACTTGTGTGTAACTTCTAAATATCCAATCTTGATTTGTGTTGTCTGCTATACCAATATCAAACTCTAACATCTGTACACCACCATATTGATTAGGATTTGTTGTTACTGGGTTAACATCAAAATGTACAACATTTGT